TGGATATTAGGAGCGCCGATCGGAGAACAAGCTCATCGTGTCTGATGGAGAAGGGCACGAGAATACGTATTTCCTCTTCGGCGGCCGGGACGAGTCTTCCTACATGCTGATCCAGGGCATTACCCTCGCCGGCGTTCTGCTGGACGAGGTCGCCCTGATGCCCCGTTCCTTTGTGGAACAGGCAATCGCCCGATGCTCCGTGGCTGGATCCAAGATCTGGTTCAACTGCAACCCTGGAGGCCCAGAGCATTGGTTCTATAAAGAGTGGGTGCTGAAAGCGAAAGAACGGAACGCGCTGCATCTGCATTTTACAATGGCTGATAATCTTGCACTGGCACCAGAGATTCGCGCTCGATATGAGCGCCTGTACTCTGGTGTTTTTTATCGCCGCTATGTGCTTGGCGAGTGGTGCCTTGCGGAGGGTCTGGTCTATGAATTCGACCAGAAAGCGTCTGTGGTGGAGTCAATTCCTAATGCGGGCCGTTACTATATTTCGGTCGATTACGGCACGCTGAACCCGTTTTCCGCCGGACTCTGGTGTCTGGTGGACGGCGTGGCCACTCGGATCCGAGAGTACTACTACTCCGGCCGCAGCAATTCTTCTCTGAAGACTGACGAGGAATATTACCAGGAGTTGGAGAGCCTCGCCGGTGATCTGGATGTGGAATATGTGGTCGTCGACCCGTCCGCCGCCAGCTTCATTGAAACGATCCGCCGGCACGGCCGCTTCTCTGTTCGTAAAGCGAAGAACGACGTGCTTAGCGGTATCCGGCTGGTCTCCGTCCTTCTGAGAGCCCGCAGGCTGCTTTTCCACGAGAGCTGCGCCGACAGCATCCGGGAGTTCAGCCTTTATGCGTGGGATGCCAAGGAGGGCAAAGCCGAGGTCGATAAGCCTCTGAAGATCAACGACCACGCAATGGACGACATTCGTTACTTCTGCAGCACGGTGCTGCGCCGAGAGCTGCGGCACATTCCGGAGATGAAAGGACTACCAACAGATGATTCGTAGATTTAAGAATTGGCTCTGGACGACCTTCCTACCGGTATGGGCGAAAGAGTCCCTGCTGAAGGAAAACCAGATGCTTCATGAAAAGAACAAGGCGCTGCAGGACGAGCTTGACCGGCTCCACGCTTATGTGGAAGGGCTGGAGGCTGGAGTCCGTTCTCATCGTCGCATTATTATCAACAATGGAGGCGCAGTAAAATGAGTTTGATCAACGCGCTCGTCAACCGAACCGCCTACAGCTACGAGGACGCCTTCAAAGCGAAGGACTGCACTACGCAGCCTATGCGGTTCGCCATCGACGACTGGTTCCAGCTGTACTTTCAGCGGGAGCCCACTAAGGATGAGGACCCTTGCCAGCGTATTCCTTATACTGTGGTGAATAAAATCACCAAAACCGTGTTCGGCGAGTATCAGGCCAGCAGCACGGACAGCTTTGCTGAGCGGATCCTGGAGGCGCTGGACATCAAGAAACAGGAGGCCATGCAGATGGCACTGGTTGGCGGCAGCTGCCTCCTGAAGCCGGTACCTCTGCCCCGTGGCTGGCGCTGGCATGTGGTCAGCCGCGCAAATCTCTGCGTGTTCGGCCGAGATGCTGATGGCCGGTATTCCGACATCGGCACTATCGAAGTCACTACTCGCGGTGCGAACTACTACACTTTCCTGGAGCGGCGTACCGTGGACCCTAACGGGTATCTGACCATCACCAATCAGCTGTATAAATCCACTTCCGCTGCCAGCCTCGGCTCGCTCTGCAGTCTGCAGGAGCTGCCGCAGTATGCTGAATATCCCCCGACCTATACCTTTGCCGTGCCGTTCCACTCTGTCGGCCTGGTGGAGCTGCGGACGCCCATGGTCAACTGTGTGGATGGCAGCGCAGACGCCGTGTCCGTGTATGCTGCGGCGGTCGGCCTGATCCACAACATCAACCGGAACGAGGCACAGATCGACGGGGAGTTCTCCCGTGGCGAGAGCCGCATCATTACCAGCTCCGATATGATGACCCGCGATCCAGAGACCGGCAAGCGCCGCTTTACCGATCATATCTTTGTGGGTCTGGATGATGACATCGACAATGTTGGCGTCACCATCTTCTCTCCGGAGCTGAGAGAGCAGTCTTTCCTCGCCCGCAAGCAGGAATATCTGCGGAATGTGGAAAATGTCATTGGTCTGAAGCGCGGCCTGCTGTCTGAGGTAGAGGCCGCAGAGCGCACGGCCACGGAGATCACCTCCAGCGCCGGCGACTATAACCTGACCATCATCGACTTCCAGAAGATGTGGGAAGATGCCGTGAAGGAGGCCGTCAGACTGTGCGGCATTCTGGGCCCTCTGTACAAAGTCTCCGAGGCCCACGAAGTCAGCGAAGACAGCGTATCCATTGACTGGGGCAACGGTATTCTGTTTGATGAAGATAAGACTTGGGACGATTACAAGGCCATGGTGGCCGCGGGCCTCCTGAAGCCGGAGATCGCACTGGGCTGGCGCTTCGGTATGCCCACCGAGACCCCGGAGGACCTGGCGAAGATCCGCGAGAAGTATATGCCCGAGATGGAGAAGCTGACGGAGGAGGATGAGTAATGCTGACGCCGGAACAGATCGCCGCTTTGCGTGACTGGGCCGGCCACATTGCTGACCCGATCAACGACTTCCTGCTGGAGGACATCGCCCGCCGGATCGCCAAGGCCGGTCAGTTGACAAGTTCTGCATCCTACCAAATCTGGAGAGCGCAGGAACTCGGTCTAAGCCAGAGGGAGATCAAGAAGCGGCTGAGGGAGCTGCTGAAGGTATCCAACAAGGAGCTGAAGAAGCTGCTCACTCAGTCTGCGCAGGTCGGGTATGACTTCGATCTGAAGAGGCTCCCTCATGCCGGCGCGGTGCCCTTCGCCCAAAACGAGAGTCTGCAGGAAATCGTCCGCTCGGCGGTCGCTCTGGCGGAGGAATCCCTGCAGAACATTACCCAGACCATCGGTATGGTAGATCCTTACGGCAAGGCGCTCCCCCTGCAGGACGCCTATCGGAGCTGTATGGACTATGCTTTTAAGCAGGTTATCACCGGTGCGGCCGACCAGAACACCGCCATCCGCAGGGCCACGAAGAACCTCGCGGATAAAGGCGTCCGGCATATCGACTATGAAAGCGGAGTGCATACTTCGCTGGAAGCTGCTACCCGGCGTAATATCATGGGCGGCCTCGGTCTGATGCAGGAGCAGATCACCGCAGCCACGCACGACGAGATGGGTTGTGATGGCTGGGAGATCTCCGCACACGCCAACAGCGCCCCAGACCATGAGCCGATCCAGGGAAAGCAGTACTCTGACGCGGAGTATCGGGCCCTGAATAATTCTCTGGTCCGCCGGATCAGCACTCTGAACTGCGGCCACGTTGCCTTTCCCATTATTTTGGGCGTCAACGAACCGCAGTACACGCCGGAGCAGCTGCAGAAATTCCGGGATGATAATGCCAAGGGCGTTACCTACAACGGGAAGCACTACACCGGCTACGAGGCCACGCAGCTGCAGCGAAAGCTGGAGCGCTCCATGCGGAAGCAGAAAAACCGCATTTTGGTCTACGAGGCCTCCGGCGATGCCGACAAGCTGGAGACCGCGCAGGTTCGTCTCCGTCTTACCTCACAGGAATACCGCCGGTTTTCTCATGCTGCAGGACTCCGAACCGAGTCAGAGCGAGCCTATGTCGCCGGCTTCGGCGGGCGGCAATCCGGGCGGGCTGCAGACGCTTATAAGAGGGTTGAAACTGCTGCGAATTCCATGTATGATGTTGGTAGCAGCCACGAGAACGTGAAAGCGTGGCTCCGGGATAAGCCTCTTCGGGCCACGATCCGCGCCGGTGTCGAGTATCCGGCCACGATTGAGAGCGGCCAGCAGCGGAAGCATATCCCCGGCAGTCATGAGTACAACCAGTATGTAGCACTTCTTGCCAAGAAAGGGCAGTTTGGCCCTTCACGGCTCACGATCAGCGAGGCAGATGCGCAGGCTCTCGTTTACCAGTATCGGGGCACGGGCATTCTTCCTCGGGATAGGAAAGGCCGCTGGTTGAGACAAGAGTGGATTACCCTGCATGGGCAGACCGTCGGATTCGTGGTTAACAACATCACCGGCGACGAGGCCGAAACAGTCACATTCAAAATTCACTACGGAAAGAAAGGTACCCACATCGTGCCTGACTATCCGAGTAGAAAGGGGATGAAAAGTCCGAAATGAGTTGCACCGAAAAAGAGATGTTTGAAGCCATGGACTCCCGCAAAGTTGTCCGGGTAACCTGCGTCGACGGGCAGGTGCTCACCGGTCTGTGCTGGGCGTACAGCGCCGTTACAAACCAGGAAGACTTTGACATCCCGGAAGCGACGCTGGAAGTTGGCTCAACGAGTTTGCTTCAGAGCGAGATTGAAAAAATCGAGTATGTAGATTAAACCACCAACCGAAACGGCTGGTGGTTTTCTTATGCCCAAAATCACATCATTGACTGAAGCAGCTGCAGGGCTGCTTTTTTCATACCATTTTTGCTCTGCCCGGGCGTAAATACAGGGCACCGCTAGGAGATGCGCCCTCCGTCATCAAAGCGTAGCGGAGAAAGGAAGTAACCATGAAACGCGAATTCTTGCAGAACTTCAAGATGGGCGACCAGCCTCTGACGAAGGAGATCATCGACGCCATCATGGCCGAGAACGGCCGGGATATCGAAGACGCCAAGAAACCCTTCGCCGACTATGAGACCATCAAAAACCAGCTGGGGGAGGCTCAGAAGACCATTAAGGGCTTCCAGGATCAGGACATCGATGGTATCAAAAAGTCCGCTCAGGAGTGGGAGGAAAAGTACAACAAGGCTATCGAGGACCACAAGAAGCAGATGGACGATCTGGCATTTGACGGCATCATGAAAGACGCCATCACCACCGCAAAGGGTCGTAATGCCGCTGCCATCATCGGTGTTCTCGGTGCCGAGAAGATGGCCGCTCTGAGGGGCAGCAAGAACCAGGCAGAGGACATCAAAGCCGCATTGGAGGGTCTGAAGAAAGACAGCGGCTATCTGTTCGAATCCGAGCAGACGCCTCCTCCCTATAGCTTTGGCTCCGGTACCGGCCCTGCCGGCGGGGGCCTCACGGGCCTGGCTGCATTCCGCGGCGCCGCAGGCCTGAAAAATGAACAGTAAAAGGAGATTTGAAAAATGAATTCTATCGAACTCGCAATGCAGTTTATCCCCATTCTGGATGAGGTCTATAAGCTGTCTTCTCTGACCGCCGATCTGGACGGCGCGGCTGAGCTGGCTCGTCAGGGCGCAAACGCCAACGAGATGATCATCCCCATGCTGGAGATGCAGGGTCTGGGTGAGTACGACCGCAACGGCGGCTATGTCACCGGCGACGTCACCCTGAAGAACGAGACCGTGAAGTGCAACTTCGACCGCGGCCGTATGTTCAACGTCGACACCATGGACAATCTGGAGACCGCCGGCATCGCTTTCGGCCGTCTTTCCGGTGAGTTCATCCGCACCAAGGTCGTCCCCGAGCTGGATGCCTTCCGTTTCGCCAGCTATGCTGCCATTGAGGGCATCTCCAAGGTCGCAGCAGGCGCTACTCTGGACACCGGCGCCGCCGTTGTCGAGGCTCTGCGCGCAGCTGCCAACAAGATGGACGAGGATGAGGTCCCTGCAGAGGATCGCCACCTGCGTATCACTCCCACCCTGCTTGGTCTGGTGGAAGATCTGGACACCACCAAGTCCAAGGAGATCCTGAAGTCCTTCGCCAGCGTCAAGAAGGTCCCTCAGTCTCGCTTCTACACCGCCATCACCCAGCTGTCCGGTAAGGACGGTGAGGCCGCCGGCGGCTTCGTCAAGGCCGAGGGTGCTGCGGATATCAACTTCATGATCATCCACAAGCCCGCAGTCATCCAGTTCTCCAAGCACATCGCTCCCAAGATCATCACTCCCGAGATGAACCAGAGCGCCGATGGCTACAAGTTCGGCTACCGCCATGTCTCCATCGCCGATGTTTATGAGAACAAGGTCGCAGGCATCTACCTGCATCACAAGGCCGTCTGAGAGGAGGCATAATTATGGGTAAAACTGTTGGTCTGGTCTTCCCCAAGAAGAAGGCCCCCGAATTCGTCTGCGCCGTGTGCGGCGAGACCTTCAAGAGCCAGAAGGCTCTGGATAAGCACGTGGAGGAGAAGCATCCTGCTACTCCCGAGAACGGCGAAGCCCCCAAGCAGTAAGCACTGAGGGGGTGGCCACATGGAAGTACAGCATGAGTTTTACATGAGTTTTTACGCTGCAGCGTACCCCGATGATGCCGCCCTCACTAGGGAAGAGTGGGATCACTTCGGCGGCCGCGCCGAGGAACAGCTTCAGCTGTATAAGCGGATCTACACGGTCTCTGTGCCTACTGATCTGGTGAATGCGGTATCCGGCTATACGGGATCCGGTCTCTCCTATGCAGAATCTATGGCCGTCTGCGCCATGGCCGAGGCGCTGGCCAACTTCGACATTGCTCGTAGTGGCGCCGGTGGTCCCGTGACCTCTGCTTCTATTGGCAGCGTGTCGGTCGGCTACGGCTCGGCGGTATCTGATTCTATCGATCTGTCTCCCAAAGGGCAGGCCAAGGAACTGTACCGCTGCGCCTGCAGGTATCTGGATATTTACCGGGGGGTGGGCTGATGCTTTTTCGTGGCGTCCGCCCTCCGGTGGATTACCGGCTCTGCAATCAGACTGTGACGCTTTACCACTGGGACAGCGCTAACGATACATGCACTCGCAAGGTTATCGAGAAAGGCGCTTTCCTGGACTTCAGGAAGGCCAGTAATGTGGATAAGACCGGCAGCAAGGAGGTTAACTCCTTCCTGCTGGTCATCCCCTGTAAAGACGGAAAGACGATCCCGGTGGCGGTGGGAGACAAGGTCTACCACGGGGTAGGCCCTGAACTCGGAGAAGGGGAATGGTCCCGATTCATTCCCGCCAAGGTGCCGGGGTTGGTCGTCGTAAAAACGGTCGACCCAAAGTATTGGCGTGATCAGCTCGTTCATACGGAGGCGGCCGGATGAATGTAGTTGGTCGGGTCAAGGTCGATATGCGGCCGGTTAACGCGATCCTGAAGGCCAAGGGGCTCACAGTAGATGGTGACGTCCAGCGGTTCCATACGGCCAATGTGCTGCGGCGCATCGTGAAGTTCATGCCGTACCGCACCGGCGCTACCATCAAGCTGACGCAGACGCAGACCGTGGTGAGTGAGCCGCGGATCATTACTGCAGCACCGCACGCCAAGTACATCTATTTCGGCAAGGTCATGGTCGGCGACCCGCCCAAGCAGGCTACCGATCAGGATCTGCAGTACACCAAAACCAAGAACCCACAGGCCGGGCCCTATTGGGACCGTGCTCTGGTTGCTGCTGAAGGCGCCGCAATGCGGAATGACCTGCAGCGCTACGTTAACAGAAAGGCGGGGAAGAAATGACTCCCTTGGAAAAAATCAGAACCTGGCTGCAGACCTTTGAGGACTTCGACATCCTCAATCACTTCAGGGTCGACTTCACGGATCAGGTTCCTGCCAATGGCGGCATCTTCCCCTCCGGTCTGGTTGAGGTGGATCGCCGGCAGGACATCTTTGGCAGCGTCACAGTAACCAATCAGTATAACTTCGGCCTCTACTATGTTTTCGAGAAGGCGCCCGGCGATGATGCTGGCGCCACTATCAACGCAGACTGGGTCATGGACTTCCAGGAGTGGGTGCAGGCACAGAGCATTACCGGCGCTGCGCCGGTCTTCGGTGACGAACCCCTGCAGGAGAAAATCATGGCCCAGAACGGCGTGTTGTACGAGGCGAATGAGGAAGGCACAGCGACCTATATGGTGCAGCTGTCCGTTCAATTCATCAAGAAATTTGAGGTGTAAAAATGGAAGAGTTGACTTTCAACACTGCGGCGGGTTCCGTCGTAGCGCGCAAGCTTCTGGTTCTGTACCTGAATACGGGTACTACTGAGGCTCCCATTTGGAGCCCCGTTGGTAAGCGCGTCGAGGAAAGCTCCAGCGAGTATGACTGGGGTGAAGAGTCCAAGAAGGACATCTTCGGCAACACCTATACCAACGTCAACGCTCCTATCATCACCCAGACCTTCGAGCCCTGGGAGCTGGACTCCGCGGACGCCGCGCAGAAGAAGATCTGGAACATCGCCGTCAAGGATCAGGATTCTGCGGCCATCGCCAACCAGGATCTGCTGGTGGTTCACGCATACGCCGGCACTGCCAACACTGCAGTGTTCGCCGAGCGTTACCCCTCCAGCCTGGTCAAGGTCTCCGGTCTGGGCGGCAGCGCCAATGTGGGCATGCCCATCGACGTCGTTTTCGGCGGCGAGCGCAAGATCGGTACTGCGGCTCTGGCTGACGGTACTGTCACCTTTACTGCAGCCTAAGGAGGGATAACCTATGCCGGAAGTGCGTGAGAAAGTATTACAGTTCGACACGGGCCTCGTCACCTATCACCTGAATGAGCAGTGCGACGTGGCCTTCAACCCCACGGACAGCGTCTTTGTTGAGAAGCTTTATGCTGCGTTCAATGACCTGGACAAGAAGCAGGAGGCCTATCAGGAACAGGTGTCCCGGATGTCCGATCGTGCCAAGATCTTCGACCTGATGCGGGAGCGGGACAAGGAGATGCGGGAGCTCATCGACAGTGTTTTTGATGCTCCCGTCTGCGCCATGCTGTTCGGCGGCATGAACGTGTACGCTATGGCCTCCGGACTTCCGGTGTGGGCTAATCTGATGCTGGCCATTATGGAGGAAGTGGATACCGCCTTCGCCCGGGAACAGAAGGCAACGAATCCGCGCGTCCAGAAGTACATGGCCAAGTATCGCAAGAAATGATTTATGACCTTCCTACCAGCGTGGAAGTCGGCGGTACTGAGTATTCAATCAGGTCTGACTACAGGGCGGTGTTGGATATCTGCACCGCCCTGTCTGATCCGGAGCTGACGGCTCAGGACAAAGGCATCGTAGCGCTGGGGATTTTCTACGGAGAGGATATCTTCCAAAGGCTGCCGGTGGATCATTATGAAGAGGCGCTCCGGCGCTGCTTCTGGTTCATCGACGGGGGGACGGCCGAGGATCCTACCGCACGTAAACGACCGAAGCTCATGGACTGGGAACAGGATTTCCAGTACATTGTGGCTCCGGTCAATCGTGTTATTGGGACGGAAATCCGCTCCGTAGAGTACCTGCATTGGTGGAGCTTCCTGTCTGCGTACTATGAAATCGGCGATTGCGTCTTCGCCCAGATCGTGCGGATCCGCAACCTGAAGGCGAGGGGTAAGCCGTTGGATAAAGCTGACCGGGAGTGGTACCAGCAGAACAGAAAGCTGGTGGATCTGAAGACCACCTACACCGAGCAGGAGAACGAACTTTTGAAACAGTGGGGAGGCGGTTAAATGCCAAACGCTGACGGTTCGGTTGTCATTGCAACCGACCTCGATAACAAGACTCTCGAAAAGAAGCTGCATAAGCTTACCAAAGATATCGAGAAACTGGAGAGCACCATCTCGGACAGTGAGGCCAAAAAGTCCCCGCTCGTTCAGCAGGCGGAAGCGCTTCAGGCAAAAATCAAAGCCGCCCGGGCAGAGGCGGCACAGTTCCATAAAGAGTGGGTTGCCGGTGTTTCCGGCGCGGATCAGAAAGAGTCCGGCGCGCTGGCCCGGGCACAGCAGCTGGAGGCGGAACACGCCGGGGTGGTGGCACAGATCGATAAGATTGACGCCAAACTGCTGCCGGCGTATGAGAAGCTGGAAGGCGCCAAGCAGGAGGCTGGCGGCTTGGCCAAGCAGCTGTCTGAATCCAGCCGGCACAGTGGGGCATTGGACGCGGCCACCAAGAAGGCCCAGAAGTCCATGCAGAAGCTCTCGCTGCGTATGCGGGAAGTCCTCCGCAGCGCTCTGATCTTCACCCTGATCTCGCAGAGCCTCGCCGCATTCCGGAACTGGATGGGCAAGGTTATCACCGCGAATGACGAGGCCTCCGCGGCCGTGGCTCGCCTCAAAGGCGCGCTGCTGACCATGGTGCAGCCTCTCCTGAGCGTTGTTATCCCGGCATTCGTGATGCTGGTGAACCTGCTCACGCAGCTCGTCAGCATCGTGGCGCAGGTATTGGCGGCATTGTTCGGCACCACGCTGAACGGGGCAGCTGAATCTGCAGAGGCGCTGAACGCAGAAACCGAGGCCCTTGAGGGTGTCGGCGGCGCAGCGAAGAAGGCCGGCAAGTCTCTGGCCTCTTTCGATGAGATCAATAAGCTGTCCAGCGGCAGCTCCGGAGGCGGTGGAGCCTCCAGCGGTATCGCCCCCGACTTCTCTGGCATCGAGGAGATCGCCGGCGACCGTTTGAAGAATATCCTCGCCCTGGTGAAGGCCATCGGCGCCGGTCTTCTGGCTTGGCGCATCGGTAAAGCCCTCGGCCTCGGCATGAAGGAGATCCTCGCCCTGTTCGTGGCCATCATGGGCGCGATCACGATGGCGGAAAACCTCTTTGACGCCTGGACGAATGGTGTCAGTTGGAAAAACCTTGCCGGCGCTCTGGCTGGCCTTGCGCTTCTGGCGGGAGGCCTATACATTGCCTTCGGCTCGGTGGCTGCCGGCATCTCTCTGATTGTCGGCGGCATTGCTCTGCTGATCACCGCATTCCGTGACGCCTATCTAAACGGCTGGAACCTGCAGAACCTCTTTATGGGCATTGCCGGAATCCTGGCTGCGGGTCTGGGTATCTCGTTGCTGACGGGCACCTGGTTCCCGCTTCTGATCGCTGGTATCGCCTCTATCCTGCTGGCGGTAACAACCGCCATGGGTCAGGGCGGGGTGCTCCTGCAGGGCCTGCAGATGATGCTGCAGGGCTTCCTGGATTTCTTCAAGGGCATCTTTACCGGCGACATCACGATGGCCATCGGCGGCATCCAGCTGCTGTGCGAAGGCCTGAATCTGGCGATCTTCGCTATTCTGGAGTCCCTGAAGCTCCTGCTCATTAGCTTCCTGGACTGGCTGGACGAGCAGACCAACGGCCGCTTGAGCGGTATCATTGAGGTCGCCAAGGGCTTCATCAACGCGTTTTTCACCTTTATCCAGACGGGCGCGTCTTCTCTGGTGGATGGCATCAAGCAGATCCTGACCGGACTGATGGAGTTCATCACCGGCGTTTTCACGGCCGACTGGGACAAAGCGTGGCGCGGTATCGCTACGATGTTCAAGGGTATCTGGAACATGATCGTCGGCGTTGTGGAGGGCGCGATTAACCTCCTCATCGACGGCATCAACTTCCTGATCCGGTCTTTCAACCAGGCTTTCGCTATCATGCGTGCGCTGACCGGCTACCCTCCCATCCTGGATACTTTCGACCATGTGGAGCTGCCTCGACTGGCGCAGGGCGCTGTCATTCCTCCCAACCGGGAGTTCCTGGCAGTGCTGGGCGATCAGAAGAGCGGCACCAACATCGAGGCTCCTCTGTCTACCATCGAGGAGGCCCTGACGAATGTGTTGAACCGCCGCGGCGGTACCGGCGATGGCGGGCAGACCATCATCCTGGAGTGCGATAAAGTCCAGTTCGGTAAACTGATCTATAAGCTGAACCAGTCCGAGAGCAAGCGGCATGGCGTCAGTCTGGTGGGGGTGTAATTATGAGCTACATCAAACTGAATGGCATCGAGTTCGATGCTGAAGTCGCCATTGCTGCCTACAACCGGAATTTCAATGTTCTGGACGGCGAGAATGCTGGCCGTGTCATGTCCGGCCGTATGGTGCGTGATATCATCGGCACCTACGTCGGCCACAAGATTACGGTCTTCCGCCGCGGGGGTAATTACGAAGGCCTTGACCGCTTCTGGGACTATCTCGTGGAGCACTCGGTCGACGACTCCGTGATGCTGGAGGCCGCGGACGGCCAGACGACCATCTCCTATGAGGCCTACTACACCAGCGGCAGTCAGGACATTGAGAAGGTCGTGAATGGCGTCAACTACTGGGGCAACATCGAGATCAACTTCATTCCCATGGAAGCCCAGGTGATGCCATGAGTAAAACCCATATTATCTACAAAGACGTTGCGCCGGGCGCGGACGAGGATGCGGCTGTCTCCACTAATGGAGCACAGCCGTTTTCCACGCTCACGCTGCCTTTCGGCGTAGATCATGACCCGATTTCGACCTGCGAGCTGAACGCCTGGGGCTTGAATGGCACCTTCGATATGGTGGACGGCCATCAGGTTGCGTTCTGGTCCACATCCCAGAGCGGCGCCGACTGCCTGTTTACAGCGCAGCCGGTTATCACCATCCTGTTCGACAACCAGTATTCTTCCACCGGCATTTCCTTCGTCTTCGACGAGAATGACTGGTGCGATCTGGTCAACGTTCAGTGGTGGCAGCAGAGCACTCTGAAGGCGGATGTGGATTTCACTCCGAACTCGCCGTCGTATTTCTGTAAGCAGAAGGTTCTGAGCTATGACAAGATCGTCATTACCCTGAAGAGGACTCGCCTTCCGCACCACTTCGCCAAGCTGGATAAGATCTACTTCGGCGTTTACCGCAGGTTCGAGATGTCGGAGCTGCGCCAGGGCCATGTATCGATTTCCAATGCGGTAGATCTTCTTTCTCTGGAGCTTCCCGTCTCTACGCTGGACTGGCGGCTCGACAGCGAGGAGGACGCCGACTACCTGTTCCAGTTCAAGCAGCCGGTTGAAGTCTATAACGACAACAACCTGATTTGCGCGTATTACATCGATACGTCGGATCGCACCGGCAATCTGTATGACATTCATTGCTTTGACGCCTTCGGTGTTCTGGATGAGAGCCCCTTTGCCGGCGGCGTCTACACGAACAAATCGGCAATCGAGCTTTTCACCGAGATTGTTGGCGATGACTTTGAACTGGATATCACCGCGCCGGATGTGGCCGTAACCGGCGCGATCCTCCCCGGCACCAGACGAACGGCCGCACAGCAGGTCCTGTTCCGTTGGGGAGCCGTCGCCGCAACTGACGGCAGCACCAAAATCAGGGTCTTCCTCCCGGAGGACTCTGCAGATCCGACTGATCTGGGAACGACCCGTACTTTTCCCGGTGTCCGCGTAGGCACCGACTCCGCTGTTACGGCCGTCAACGTCACGGCCCACAGCTACGCCCAGAACGCCAACGGCGACGTAACGATCGGCGGGGTCAAATATCTGGATACCAGGACGGTCTATACCGTGGTTAACCCGAACGCCACGGCCAGCGACCGTGCGAATGTGAAGTCGATTACCGACGCCACACTGGTATCCCCGGATGCGGCTCAGGAGGTCGCACAGCGCGTGTTTGCTTTCTATGACCGCAGGGATACCGTACGCCCGAAAATCGTCTGGCGGGGCGAAAAATTGGGCCAGCGGGTCTCTGTGCCCAACGGCTGCGGTGGAACTGCAACCGGGCATCTGGTAAAGATGGAAATCCGGCTATCCAATACGGTGGTAGCAGACAGTGAGGTGATCAGCCAATGAGTACTATCCTGCAGAAGCTTATCACCGACCGCACGCAGGCTGACGTCAAAGAATGGCTGAACCTCAGGGCCAAGGGCCTCTCGGCCATGACGGATGCAGAGAAGGCGAAGTGGATGTCAGGCATGAAGGGGAGCTATAACGCTTCCGATCTGAACCGCGCTACAGAGGCCATGGTCTATCTGGCCAATTTATACCGGCAGTTCGGATATACGGTGAACTACACACCGCTCAGTATCACTCACGCCGACGGCACCACAGACACGACCTGGAGAATGACGGACATCCCCACAGACACGCAGATGGCCGAGTTCCTGCAGAGCATGACCGCCTTCTGGGCCGCGGTGGAAACCGCGGAGATGACGGTCGTCGAGGTCTGGGATAAATCTGGCTTCGGTTATGTGGACATCGGCGGCGCGGTGAACGTCGGCGACTTCGCAACGCTGACCGCAGCAAACGGCGTCATGTCAATCTCCGTCACGATTCAGAGCAAGCAGCTGGTGACCATCACGGCCGCAGGCTTCGGTTGGAAGGTCGATGTTACCGACAGCGCCATTGTGGCATCCTACACGGCCCCCCTGGGCGCTTTTGAGGACCTGCAGGACGCTCTGGATGCTCTGGTACTGGTAAGTGACTCCGATGAGGACGGAGCCTTCGCAGATGCCACAGCGA